GTCATAATGCTGGCCATGTGATAGCCCAAAGATACTGCTCGATTAGGTCATGCCTGTGACCTCATCATTAACTAGACCCACCCGGCTAGGTTTCGCACTGCAACGGTGGGTCTTTCTTTTTTTAAAGAACAGCACTACATTGTAAAAATAATCACAGCTAACCACTGAAAAGAAAGGTCCAACCGAATGGCACAAGCCAAAACGTCAGTCACACAAAGCTGGCCAGCAACTCAAGTGCAGTTGACAAACACCAACACATTAATCCCATACGCCAGAAATAGCCGCACACATAGCGATGAACAGGTTTCTGAGATTGCCGCTAGTATTAAAGAATGGGGCTTCACAACGCCCGTTCTTATAGACGAAGAAAGCACCCTGATAGCTGGACACGGTAGATTACTCGCAGCGCAAAAGCTGGGGCTGGAACAAATACCAGTGATGACAGCTAAAGGATGGACGGACGCCCAGAAGAAAGCATACGTCATAGCCGATAACAAGCTGGCCCTAAACGCAGGCTGGGACGATGAAATGCTAAAGGTGGAGCTAGGAGAACTGCAAGACCTAGACTTCGACCTATCCCTGACAGGCTTCGGCTTAGACGAAATAGCTAACCTGTTTCCAGAGCCTGATGAAGAAGGCTTGACCGATGAAGACGCCGTGCCAGAAGTTCCGCAGATACCAGTAACCGTCGAAGGCGACGTCTGGGTTATGGGCAAGCACAGGCTTATGTGTGGCGACAGTACGCTGATCGACTCCGTTGATAAATTAATGGACGGTGTAAAGGCAGATATGATTTTTACCGACCCGCCTTATGGAATGAGTTTTTGCAGTGGCAGATCAAGTGAAAAAGGTTCGATAGTAAAAGGCTGGGATGTAATAAAGGGAGATAAAAAAAGAGACTCTGAATTAATTGATATGATCAAAGACGCTATGCTTTTAGCAAAACAAAACACAAAAGATGATGCTGGAATTTATGTGTGCTTTACGTGGAGAACCTATTCAGAGTTCGAGCAGGCTTTAAAAGAATGTGATATTGAAATTAATAACTGCATTGTCTGGGATAAAAAAAGCATTGGTATTGGAAATTCACATTATAGATTTCAGCATGAGTTTATTTTTTACACAAAAGGAAAATGGTGTGGAGACAAAGCTCAATCAGATGTCTGGTCAATGAGTAGAGGCGCAACTTCTAAATATGTTCACCCCACACAAAAACCTGTGGAATTAATCAGTATAGCTTTAGAAAATTCCAGCAAAAGAGAAGATGTAGTTTTAGATGCTTTCGGTGGTTCTGGAAGTTCGCTTATGGCTTGTGAGAAAATAAATCGACATGCCAGACTAATGGAACTCGACCCTAAATACTGCGACGTGATCATCAAGCGCTGGCAGGAATTTACAGGCAAAAAAGCAACGCTTGAAGATACCGACCAGACCTTCGAGGAGCTGAATAATGAACGCCTCGAAGGAAGTTCATCATAATTCAGAATTTATGCTATAAATACATTAAGCAAGAAAACGGTGATTTAAATGCCAAAAGATAAAGTCGAAAGCACAGCAGTAGCAAAGCGCGGCCCTAAAGGTGCGTCTAAACCCCTTACAGATAAAGACTTTCAGAAGCTACTAAACATGGTCAGAATACAATGCACTATGGAAGAATGTTGCAGCGTTTTAGAGATGTCAGACACCACCCTAAACAGACGTTTAAAAGAGATGGACTACAATAATTTTGAAGACCTCTATAAAAGGCACAACGATGAAGGCAGGATGTCTCTGCGGCGTATGCAATGGCAGGCAGCAGAAAAGGGAAACTCTACGATGCTTGTTTGGCTGGGTAAACAATACCTTAACCAAAAAGATAAATCAGAAGTGCATGCAAACATTGAACAGCAACACGTTATAGATTTAACGAGGATACCCGATGACCAACTCGACGCAATTGAGAAAGCATTTAACAGGATTGAAGATAGAACAGGTGAGAGCGGAGAAGTATAAACGCAGCCTTAGTGAGTTTCAGAAAGCAGCGTGGAGTACAATTGAACCGGGGGTGGAATACCAAAGCAACTGGCATCTGGATTGTATCAGCGAACACCTCCAAGCAGTAGTTGAAGGCGATATCCGTCACCTGATAATTAACGTGCCTCCCCGACACTCCAAGTCAATCAGCGTGGCCGTTGCCTTGCCAGCTTGGACTTGGACGCGACAGCCAAGTAAAAAGTTTCTGTACGCATCGTATGCAAGCTCCCTTTCAATTCGAGACGGCACCAAGTGTCGGCGCTTGATCGACAGCCCTTGGTATCAAAATCACTTTGGTGACAAGTTCCAGCTAACCGATGATCAGAACCAGAAACAGCGGTTTGAAAATGATAAGTCAGGTTATCGTATTTCGACATCTGTAGGAGGGGCACTCACTGGGGATGGTGGCGACGTGATATGCATAGACGATCCTCATAATGTTACAGATACTGATAGCTCTAAAGTTAGGGAGGGCGTCCTAGAGTGGTGGGACCAAGCGATGCAAACTCGTCTTAATGACCCTCGCACATCGAGCTTTATTCTGATCATGCAGCGAGTCCACAATGATGACCTAACGGGACATTTGTTGCAAGATATGGGCGATGAGTGGTCGCATCTTTGCCTCCCAGCAAGGTACGAGATCGGACACCCTACTCCCTCGCGCTCTCCTCTTGGCTTTACCGACCCGCGCACCAAAGAGGGTGAGTTATTGTGGCCCGACAGGTTCGGAGAGAAAGAGCTATCGACCCTAGAGCGCAGCCTTGGCTCCTACGCAGCCGCTGGGCAGCTACAGCAACGTCCTAGCCCCAAAGGTGGCGGTATCCTAAAGGCAAGCTGGTGGGTTCCTTGGGACGGTGATCTTCCAGAGATTGATTATGTTCTGCAATCATGGGACACCGCGTTCGAGGGTAAGGAAAGCTCTAGCTTTAGCGCGCGAACTACTTGGGGCGTGTTTCGCCATAAAGGAGCAATGTGCGCCATGCTGTTAGAAGCGTACTGGGGCAAGCCGTCATATCCAGAGCTGCGAAAACTAGCGCAGGAGGCTTATGAGGAGTGGGAGGCAGACACTGTTCTCATAGAAAAAAAGGCAAGCGGACAAAGCCTTTTGCAAGACTTGCGGATGGCTGGCGTTCCAGTATTGGCATATTCGCCAGATCGTGATAAGGTTGCAAGAGCGCATGCCAGCTCCGCTCTTTTAGAAGACGGAAGAATATACTACCCCTCTGATAAGCGCTGGGCGAAAGATTTAATAGATATTGTGGCTGCTTTTCCAGCGCACCCAAACGATGATATAGTGGACACATGCACCCAAGCGTGGTTAAGATTACGAAAAGGTTGGTTCCTAGAACATAGCACCGATCCAGAAGAAGACGAAATAAACGAACCCAAGAGGATGACGATGTATGGCTGATCCAAAAATTATCCCATTCGCTGAAGGCTTACCAGACGACAGCTTAATGGTTGAGGAGCTTCCTGACGGCGATGTTCTGGTTGGTGACCCAGAGCTAGACATGATGGACGAAGTTGATTCAGCACAATTCGATATTAACCTTGCAGAGACAATCGACGAGAAAGAGCTATCCCGAAAAGCGCGTGAGCTGGTCAGCTTTTACGAGAATGACCGCGAAGCTAGGTCGGAGTGGCTTGAGCGTTATCAGGATGGGCTAAGAACATTAGACCCAGACGGAGGCATGGACGAAGGCGAATCCGAACGTGCCACACGCGGATTGTCTGTTGTTGTACACCCGCTGATTGCGGAAGCTGCCACACAGTTTAACGCCAAGGCAATCGCAGAGCTGTACCCGTCAGGTGGCCCAATCAAGACTGTAATCATTGGCGATCCAGACGAAAAAATAGAAGAGCAGGGTCGCCGCGTTCGTGAGTTTATGAACTACCAAATCACGCAGGAAATGCCTGAGTATTTCCCTGACCTCGACCAGATGCTGTTTCACCTACCGCTGATCGGCCACACGTTTAAGAAAGTCTGGTGGGACGCTAACCTAGACCGCCAGTGCAGCCAGTTCGTAAAGGCTGAAGATTTCGTGGTCGCCCCAGAGAGCAAAGATTTATACACCAGCCCACGCTACACCCACGTTATTCGTATGCCGAAGAATGACTTCAACCGCTACGTCAAGAACGGGTACTACCTGCCGACAACGTATGGGTCAGGCGATAGCATGGACCCGTCAGGCGATGTGATAGGTGAGATCGAAGGTGTCGATCAGTACGACGACAGCAATGACGACGTAATGACACTGCTAGAAATGCACGTTTACGATTTGTTCGATGGCATTGATGGCGAAGATATGGATGACGGCGAGGACGATGACAACGCAGTTGCAATCCCATACGTCATTACAATCGACTATGAAAACCAGAACGTCGTATCCGTTCGCCGTAACTGGCGCGAAGAAGATGAAATGAAGAAGCGCCGCGACTGGTTTGTGAGCTATAAGTTCCTGCCCGGTCTAGGCTTCTACGGCTTTGGTTTGTACCACATGATCGGTGGACTGGGTAAGGCGGCGACTGGATCGCTCCGCGCCCTTCTCGACAGTGCAGCCTTCTCGAATATGCAGGGTGGCTTTAAGCTGCGTGGCCGTGTTCAAGGTGGCGATATGCAGATTAGCCCCGGTGAATTTGTAGACCTCGACAGCACAGTCGATGATGTGAACAAGGCCATTATGCCACTGCCGTTTAAGGAGCCGTCAGGTTCCCTGTTTAACTTGCTTGGCTATATGGTCGATGCAGGCCAGAGATTTGCCAGCACAGCAGATTTAAACATTGGTGACGTAAATCCTAACGCCCCAGTCGGCTCAACGGTTGCGTTAATCGAACAAGGATCGAAGGCATTTAGTGCAATTCACAAGCGGCTGCATTACGCGCAGGGTCAAGAGTTTAAACTCCTTGCGGACCTGAACGCTGAGAACCTCCCCGATGAGTTCAGTTTTTCGCAGGCTGGAGCTGCGGAGACTATCTATCGTACCGACTTTGATGATCGGATCGACATTGTCCCAGTGTCTGATCCTAACATCTTCTCGACAGCCCAGCGCATAGCGCAGGCACAAGCTGTCTTGGAAATGGCGCGATCAGCTCCGCAGTTCCACGACCTATACGCTGCCTACAAGCGGATGTATGAGGCGATCCGCATTCCTAACATCGAAGAGATACTCAAGAAGCCAGAAGACGCTGTTCAGATGGACCCTATCGATGAAAACATGAGCGTCCTATATGGCAAGCCAATCCGCGCCTTCCCAGATCAGGACCACGAATCGCACATCGCGGTTCATATGCAATTCATGCAAGACCCATCACTGGCAGGTAATCCCGGCGCGGCAGCTATGCAGCCCGTCTTGATTGCCCACATTGCTGAACACATTGCGCTGCTTTATCGTCAGCGGATGGAGGCAAGCATTGCTATTCCAATGCCGCCACTGCCAAACTTCAAAGATCCAGAGTTTAAGTTTGAGGCCGTTGATCCTAAGATGGATCGCCTGATTAGCCAACGTGCGGCACAGGTCGTGCAGGCTTCACCACAGATGAAGCAAATCCAAGCACTGGTTGGCGGTCAAAAAGGCCAAGAGCAGGGCAATCCGCTGCAATATGCACAGCAGTTAGCGCAGCTTGAGACAGAGGCTCTGAAGGCTCGTACAACGGCGCAGATTGAAGCTGACCAAGCCAAGGCGAAGTCTAGCATTGATATTAAGCAGGCAGAGGCCCGTCAGAAAATGGAGATCGACGCAGCCAAAGCGCAGCAGGATATGCAGGCTAAGATTATGAAGCTAGAGGCTGACTTACAGATTGAGCGCGAAAAGAACCAAGCTAAAATTCAGATGGAGGCAATGAAGAATGTACAGCCTACCACCGATTGATCCCGAAGCATTTGGCGGTTTGCCAAAAGCTCCAGAGGGTGGCCCACCCCAAGCTGGAGGCGCACCACCACAGGGTGGCGAAGCACCAATGGATATGAACAAATATTTGATCGACAAGGTTATGGAGATCAAGCGACGTATGGGTAGTGGCGGTGGAGATGGAGCTGGTGCGCTGGGCGCAATATCAGACGCCATGATGCAG